TATGATACCAATTATAGTTGTAACGTGTACTAGGCTTCACAGGGACGTCGATGACTCTATTTTTTAACTGGTCCGAGAACCACCTCGGGTGTGAGATACTTCTTTAGAACATTCGGTGGATGGAGCATATCAAACTCTTCCGTCGCATCCTTTCCAGCGAAAAGCATGATCGCCTTCTTGCCACCTGGATGATCTGGTAAAAACTTTGTGAGATCGTACACGATATCTTTGATAATTACCCAACAATCTTCTTCGGTATTATGCTCCGCAATTTCAGTGAGAGATAAGTCTCTCGGATTAATGTGATCATTAATTGATTTGATTCTGTTCATTTCTATTATATCTCATCATTTTCTGGCTTAGGGATTTCCTCTTCCACACTTTCCATTTTGGATGTGCCATTAGTTCCTGTTCCTAAACGCTCATTTTTGGGATGTTTCGTAATTGGTGGACCCTCGTATATGAAATTTGTAATTAGATATTTAGCCCCCTTCTTCAATTTAGTACCACGGTGAATATATGCTAAATTCGCAGGAAATATTACAAGCTTACCAGTTTTGGGTTGTATGTGTCCTCTATTAAGAAATTCAGTAGTTCCACCAACACCTTCTTCAACATCGCTTAGATAGAGTATGTAAGTTAAAAGTCTATTTAAGAATCCATCGTGATGCCATGTATAGAATCCATCTTTTTCAGTTTTTTGTATTTGAGGAAGACCAATTGTAGCGTTATTTATTGTTTTATGTACCGAGAAACATCTATCCAACCCCTCTGTATGTACATAATCTTTGTATTTCAAAAGTGCCTCACTTACACATTTCGCCACTTCATCCACAACATCCTGCCAATCTCCCCTTATACTGGATATGGAAATTGGCAAATCTATACTTTTTTTAACGTTTTCATCTACCCCAGCAACTGTTGATCCAATGACCTTTCTTTCATCATTTTCAAAGCGGGAAATGGCATCTTCGCAAAATTCTTTGCTAACGACATTGTCAATTTCAAGAATGTAATCCATGTTTAAATGATTAAAGTATTTAAACTTTAAGTTAAGAGTCTATCAAGCCTGATCCTCTCCTTGTTTGGAAACACCGTGAGTTGCATGACTTCACCCCCTAAATAAACTTGCCCGTGGTTTTTTATTCTATCGTCTTTGATGACCTGGTCAACTCTTACAAGATTTACACGCACCATCTTTGCACTTGAAGATTTACTATGGTGTATAGCGAGGAGTGCAGCATCCCTCTTTGTCTCCTTTGGTACAGTATCTTCTTCATGACATATAACTACATGTGCACCCGGACCACCGTCCACATGGACCCACCATTCCCGGGGGTAGCTTGATAGGGTCAGGTCGTCGTTTTCCCTGGCATTTTCACCAACTTTGATTTGAATACCGTCATAGGATATATATGTCTTCATTAATTCAAATGGTTCTTATCTTCTATATATATTCGTAACCAGTATGTACTTTGCATCAGCTTTAATTAAACGACCTGTGTGTATAAATGGCCATGTAGTTGGGAATATAGTCATTTTACCAGCTTCAGGTCTAATTGACCTCCCATTTACAAATTCGGTAGTACCACCTTCATCGGTTTCAAATGTATTTAAATACACAAAAGATGTAAACACCTGCTTTTCACCAGGAACATAGTCCTGGTGCCATCTATAATGTTTACCTTTTTCGATCTTTTGAATAGAGGGGGGTCCTAATTGAAGTGGAAAAATTGAGTGATCAAGTACAAAGTCCATATCACCATCTTCATCTATGCCAGCATCTTTAAGAATACCTTTTACGTGTTCAATGTATGTATTAATCGCATTTTTAAGATAGTATTGAATCTTAGTCTTTGCGATTTCCCAACCAGGGGACGTTAATACATTCAACTCTGTGCTATTCTTCCATTCTTCGTTAATATACCTGTCACCTCCGTCGTCTCCCAGTGCACCTTTCACTTGATTCTGGGTATCATTTTCAAATTTGTTTATGATGTTTTCACATAACTCAGATGAAAATACGTTTGGAATTTCCAAAATAAACTTATCCATTTTGTAAATTACAATTTAAATCTTTAATTATTATAGGATGTTTAGGAATCCAGTCGACAACGACGCGGTCCGAATCAATAACTCAAACACAAACGAAAATAACGTTGGTCAGATCAGGTCGCGAGTCATAGACCCCAACAATCTCGGGGATAACTTGATAGTGTGAGACTGTCATTTCCTTCGCATTTTCACCCACCTTAATTTGAATACCGTCAAGGGATGTGTATGTCTTCATAACGAATCTTCCTTACAAAGTTTTCAATTGGATTGTATAATAAAACCGGTAATAATATATTTTTCGCCAGACTTAAGTGCTTTTCCTCTATGAACATAACTCCAAGTAGCTGGAAAGATTAAGATAGAACCTTCTTCTGGCCGAATAATTTTACCATTTAAAAAATCGGTGGTCCCATCATTTTCATCTGGAACGGTGTTAAGATATATTATAAAACCCAGAAGTCTTTTTGAATCTGATGCATCATCTGTATGCCAATAAAAGTGATCATCTTTTTCATACTTTTGTATTTGAAATCCGGTACAGTTTATATTATCGCCAAATATTTTTTCTATAATTTGTAGACCTTTTCCTTTAAAAACTTGATTTTCTATATAATGAAAATATTCTTGAAGTCCGTTTGCTAAATATTTTACAAGTGGATCGGTTATATAATCCCAATCTTTTCGATTTGATATATGTAAATCCAAGGTCTTTTTAATATTTAAATTAATATGACCCCTTCCCAATGTTCCTTGATGTTTATCACTATCTACTTCAAATTTCTCTATAATAGATTTACAAAAATTACTTGGTAAAATATTATTAATTTTATGTACATACTCCATTTAATAAAATACAAATATAATCTTTAATAATTATAACATGAACAACGACAACGATGATGTCGTGATTGGTAGCCCAGGAGCAAGTCCTCGGGTGCGTGCGACTTTCAACACATCGCCAGCTCGAAGGTACAATCATAGAAACTACAATGGAGCTCGTGCGTTGGTTAGAAATTACACCTATACCAACTCAAACACAAATGAAAATAACGTTGGTCAGATCAGATCGCGAGTCATAGACCCCAACAATCTCAGGCGTATGCGAAGAATGCGAATGTCCTTTGCTAACGCGGGTCTAGTGGGTCGGCGTCTCAACTTTGGAAATAATGGGAACAATAGACCAAATGCATCCAACTATATGAAAAATGAAAAGAGAATGAAAAAGAATGCGAATGAAAACACAAAGACCAAGAAGATCAAATGGAAAAAGATGAGCGTGCGTAATATGCCAACCGACCCCATCAAGTATGAAAACTTCAAGTCTGGACAAAAGGCTGTGAAAATCAATACATTGTATCTTACACCAAATTCTTTTCGTAAGTTGGCGCGTATGTCCATGACAAATGCTATTAACGCTAATGGCAATATGGTATTATTCACGAATCCTTTCACTCGCGGAAAAGTTAAAAAGGGTGATTTAAAGTTTGTAATCATTGAACGCGCAAACAAAAAGTAATTTTATTGACGACATAAAATATATGCACGTCGTATTTAATCCCAGTCCATCGGTCGCTCATAAATATAGGGTAACCCTCCCTAATAAGAGAAGTATTGATTTTGGTTCCGTGGGTGTTGCAGATTATACAAATCATCAAGATCCACAACTTATGCGTGCACATCTCATCGGAAAGGGAGCGATTGTTTCTGATGAGTTGCGAGTAGAGGCGGATTATGGTGAAATCCATCGGGGTATGCTCATGATTGACGAAAGCACAGAAGAGGACTGGGATGATTGGTTCTCCCGAGAGTACTGGGAGAGATGGATGTTGTGGTCATATCCCAACATACATCAGGCCAAGTTGTGGATGACTATGCGTAAGGGAATTCTTTTCATGCCAACCGCGGATGACCTTTTTTATTTAACCCCACGTGGACCTATATAACTTCTATTTCAAAAACGCGAAAACAGTATTTTCGATTATTACTAGAATTCAACGTCATGATTGTGAAATTACCCTCCGAATGATCTTTCACAATTTTGTTCATTGCGCCCAAAGGTATGTCAAATCTATTTAGATATTTATACGCAAGCACACCACCACACCCATGGTAAGCGGTCTCATTATCGATAACTTTCCAAATTCGGGAACACTTTCCAGTTACATTAACTTTGGGATAAAACTCGTCATCACAGAAATCTATTTCAGATTCAACCTGATCATAACTAATTTTTACAATGTCCCCCACTTTTACTTCTAGGAGCTTTTTCTTACCCCCGATAGCTTCCGCGAACTCTTTGTACTCTCCATCTTGGATTTCATACTTTTCTTGTATCTTATCCAACAGGGACAATAGGTGATGACGATCCATTTTCAATTTACCAATTACAGTGACATGTATTACTTAGGTGCCAGTAGACCCAAAACCACCCGCTCCCCTCTCCGTCTCTTCAAGGAGACCAATTTCTTCTACATCGGGTGTCTCGCACCTCTCAAGAACAAGTTGTGCGACGCGCTCCCCCCTCTTTACCTCAAAGTCTTTGTCTCCATGATTGAAGAGAACGACTTTGACTTCACCCGTGTAGTCGGGATCAATAACACCCGCACCAACTTGGATACCGTGTTTCACAGCGAGACCAGATCGTGGCGCAACACGCCCATAGACACCCGGTGGCAGTACAATGGCTACACCCGTCCCGATAAGAGCGCGGTGTGTAGGTGGAATAACAACTTCATCAGTGCTGTAAAGATCGTATCCAACAGCACCCCCAGAACCACGAGTTGGAATAATAGCATCGTAGGTAAGCTTCTTAATACGAAGGCTCATTTATACTTTAGATGGGTTTGTAATCTTTATAAAGGTTTGACACACTTGAGAAATAATGAGTAATGTTTGGAAAGTCCACAACTTTATCGTCAAAGCAAATGCACCCAAAACAGATTACGAAAAACTTAAAACCAAAATTAACCGAACAACTTTGGGATATGGTGCAGCGCTTTCATCTATCTACTTCATTACACATGGTGCAGAGGAGGGCGTATCCGCTACATTAGGGGTGGCATCGTCGCTTGGTTATATTGGACTTCTTACACAGCGCGTGGATAATATTGATAAACCATCTTTTCAGACACAGTTACTCGTACCCGTAGGTACGGCTATATTTGAAACGATGTGGAATAGTGCCCCATTCGCATTTGATTTTGACTACGGTGCAACTCTCATGGGCTTTTTAGCCTATAAAGTTGCGCTCCTCACGGTTCTCTATGATGAGGTACGAAAGATGATTATCTCAACGAATGATGTTACACTTGAGAGCAAAGAAGAGGATCCAAGCGATCACAATGTCGAGAGTGTAATGGTCTCGTGTGAGGATAGACACAAGTGATGACAATGCCGGCCAAACTGGCCAAAGTGGTGCACCAACAAAGTTCGATGTGATCACATTGAGAGTTGTGTGTCCAGAAAAGGTATAATCATTGCAAAAGGCAAACCGAGGCTTCATTTTGCAAGGCTTGCGTTTTGTGTAAGGCATCACGGTGACCGCGTTACACAAAGCTCGCGCAAAGTACATGATGGTGAGTAGTAGAAGATAATCATTCTTCTTTTTAGTGGTCCATGAAGGCCATGCATAAAGGAGGAAAAGGATGGGAACTGCGAGGAGGTAATCTGGAAGGTGTTCAAACTTTTCCCAATTTGGGAGATAATGAAAACCCACGTCATAAATCGGACCCCCTGTACCGTTCCCTTTCTGTGCGGAAATGTAGTACCCCACTAATATATTCACAACCAGTGAAAGTATGAAAAGTACCACCAACATATCTATTATAAAGATTTTATTATAGGTATTCCATATCCTAACTCCTCTACAATTGGATTATTTTTGTAATCATATTTATAATAAATCTTCTTGACCCCACTACTCGCGAGAGCCTTGTAGCAATTGAGACAAGGGTAGTGTGTGATATATGCTTCAGTGCCATCTATGGAGACACCCCGCTTAGCCGCATCCGTGACGGCATTGATTTCTGCGTGAATCGTTGCCTGTTCGTGTCCGTCTCTCACAATTGAGGTGTGATTAGAACCACCGAGGAAGCCATTGTAGCCCATACTTATGAGACGGTTGTTCTTTACAAGGACGCATCCCACATTGAGTCTATCACATGGCGATCTAACCGACGCAAGTTCTGCGGTCTTCATGAAATACTCATTCCATGAAATCCTGGAAGTCATATATATCTATTAGCGTAAATCTTTATCCGCTGTGTAATATGTTTTCCCTTTTGTGACAAAACTATGAACCCTCGCGTACCCCCACGCTTGTGGAGAAGCTCCCGGACGATGCCCAGTTCTCCACGCAGCGAGACCTCTGTTATACACCGTTTGAAGTGTCTTGAGGGGTATCTTTGTAGCCTTCGCTATCTCCGGGAGGGACTTGACACCTGGATACTTCTTTCTAAATCGTTGGGTGTATGAAGATGTGCGAGTCTTTACACCCTCATCCGTCTTGAAATCCGCGTAATCCTTCTTGAGCATCTTTTTGTAGCGAGTCTCCACAGACTTTAGGGTTCTGAGACCACGAAAGTATTTGAGGGGTGCGTAGATTTTACCCTCGGTTCTGCGCAATTCCCTAACCTTTTTAGATATTTCCTGATCAGTGAGAGGCATCTTAATTATTATATAGATTTAATTCAATGGGTTGGGGTAAAGAAGAACTAATTCCAGAAAATGAGAGATCCTGTAACATTTTCTGTAACTGCTGTTTACTAAGTTCTATGATGGGATTAATGGCTGGTGGTGTGATGGTAAAAATGTATTATGCTGGTTATTTGTGACGCAGATACTTTACAGCTTCTAGAATGTTTGAAAAAATTTTGTTACCGAAACGAACTCTACCCGACTTTGCCGACACCCACCCCTTGTGTCCATCGTAATAGCACCTTTGAATGTCAACCATTATAAAAACAAAAGATTATTTTAAAAGAAAGGTAAAAATGGGTCTGACAATTATTATGGGAAATATGTTTTCAGGTAAAACTTCGGAACTCATTCGCCGACTTAAGCGTTACAAAGTTATCGGCAAAAAAATTGTAGTCATAAATTCAGCGAAGGATACGAGATCGCCTGAGGAAGTTCTCAAGACCCACGATGGTGTTGAATTTCCATGTCTCAAAGTTGAACATATTTCTCATTGTATCATCAAAGAATCATTCTGTAATGCCGATATCGTAGCTATAGATGAAGCACAGTTTTTCTCAAACCTTCAAGAATTTGTACAAATGTGTCTCTTCCTTAAAAAATCAGTCATCATGGCAGGTCTTGATGGAGATTACAAGCAACGAAAGTTTGGAGAAGTCATTGATTGTATTCCGTTGGCGAGTGATGTTGTAAAGTTGTCGGCTCTCTGTATGGATTGTAAGAATGGAACACCTGGGCCATTTACGAAAAGAATCGTTCAAAGTGATAAACTTGAACTCGTGGGTGGTAATGAAAGTTACAAAGCAGTGTGTCGCCGCCATCTAGAATCTATGGATGTCCAAAATAAGAACGACTCTTTTCTGAAGACTGCGTTTAACAAGGCGGTGAAATCGGGAATGATCAAATAGAAAGTCTTTTCCAGGTTCATGTTGATGCCCACCATTTTCGGTGTAAAGTACACAATGCTTACCACCCTTGATTGTTAAGTGGTATCTCAGCATGAGATTACTCTCGGCACGATGTGCGGGTATGGTCATTGGACCATCTATGACTGCAAACATTGCGGTCTCTTTATCTATACACGAAACCTGATCAATTATTTTTTGAACTTCGGGGAAATCCTTGACTTTGTAGTAATAATAATTATTATTCTTCTTGAACCAGGGATCAAGTTTATGAAAGTAATGTTTCTTTGCGTCGGCGACACCCTTCTCAAATTCGTATAAAATCCTATTATAGTTTGCTCGTACAAACCATAGATTTGGATAATCCATGATATTGTATTCAAACTTGTGAAACATCATATCCACCAAAGTGTTCCTCATACCAACCAGAGGTCTGAGAGGTCTCTGGAAATAAAGTAGATCTATTGGTGACTTTAAATAATCGTGAAGAACAAGAACTACTGGTAGCCACAGAAGACGCCACATTAATTTCTCAGTATAAAATAAAAATGCCAGGTTACGGCAAGCGAATGGAAATGTTTACCCCAGAGCCCACTGAAGAAGCTCCAGTATTGGAACAACGATTTGTGATGCCACGCGTCACCCTCGTCCAGTTGACCATCCTCGCGATGATCCTCTACTATGCGTGGTCTGTGCGTAAGATGAACAAGGCTGTCGTGTCCACAGCGGCTCTCGCCATTGGTCTCCTCCACATGTATGACCACATGTACCGCGTGAAGCGTGGCGAAGAGCGCCTTTTCTTCTTCCCAGAAGCCAAGAAGGAAGGGTACTGTGGCGCTTGCCAAAAATAAATTAGCTATACATTGTAAGTATGCACGTCAAGATTGTTCGTAGCCCAGATCGTAAAAAGAAGTTCAGGGCAATCCTAGGAGACGGCAGGACTGTTGACTTTGGTGCCAGTGGGTATTCCGACTACACCAAACACAAGAATCCTTCACGAATGCGCTCGTATGTCCTCAGACATGGTGGTCAAATTCCAAAACGTATTGTGGCTGAACGTCAGCCAGCAATGATACACAGAATGATGCGTGATATAGATAAGAGTGACAAAGAAGATTGGAAGTTAAGTGGTATTGGGGGTGCTGGATTTTGGTCGCGTTGGTATCTCTGGAGTCAACCAACGATTCCAGAGGTACAAAGGTTTATGGCAAAGAGATTTGGAATTAAATTTGTATGATAATACTAAATGGCCGCAATCGTTTTAGGATTGTGTTGTGTATCTTCCATGCTTGGAGGTGGATACGTAGCATATAATGAAATGAAAAAATCACAGTTGGAGGAAGCGGCTATACAAAGACAGGAAACCTTCGCAAAAACACCAGGACTTCATGTGTTCTCTGAATGTGATTATAAGGCAGATGGTGTACTTCAAGTGATAGATGAATCACTTCCAAAGACTGCGGAAGATGAAAGTATAATTGATGTAGAGAGTGGTTTTAAATCATTCATTATCACAAGTGGATATAAGGTAGACACATATGATAAACAGGGGTTGACGGGTGTAAAAATGACATATAGCGGACCTCAAAATATGCGATGCCTTAAAACTCCAATTAAAAGTTTAAAATTCTATAAAGCCTAATCATTCTTTGTGAGACCTCGTCTCTTCAGGTTAGCCTTAAGGTCTGCGAGGAGAGCAGCTCGTGGATTGAGGCTCATGGGTCGTGGTGGTGGAGGTGGGGGTGGCATGGTCGCACGTCTTGGTGACATACGTACTGGCTGGGCAACACGTTGTACTCTTGGTTGATTTGGTTCAGCCTCCTTGAGGACCATTTTACACACTTTGATAAACTTCTTGGCACTTTTGGCTTGATTTTCAAGGGATGGCTCAGCCTTGACCTTCTTTGGTAATTTCGCCATGAGCTCTTTCTTTGAAAGTTTTGTGCGTTTACCCTTGACATCTTTGGTGACGCGAAAGCCTAGCATCTTAACTTTTTCTTTGAGCTTTTCGTACTCCATTTAATATAGGTGAGGAAATTATTGATACCTGACACCGGCTCGTGTCGCCGCATCATCAATTTCGTCAACCATTTCCCACGCCCACAGACACTCTTGTGCGTCTTGGTGTTCACAAATAGAGTGTGCCAAGTCAAGAGCTTCGTGAAGAATCATCTTGAGACGCATCTGCCTCACTGTAATTTTTTTAGGTTCTCTCAAAGAGGGTGCCTCGTACATCTGCTGAAGTGCGACGCGGGTGATTTCAGATTTCTTCTGTTCATAATTGATTTCTTCACTTCTATGGGCTGCGACAATTTGAAGTTTTCTGCGAATGGGTGTTGGTTCAGGTGACCAATACCCAAATTTCTTGAGAGTCTGCACCATTAAATACCTATTGGAAGATATTTTTAAGACCATTTAAGTCTCTCTACAAATCTTCTTAATAAATACGGTGTAAGTTCACTTAAGGAGCCAAATGGCACATATCTATAATCTGGAAAATCCTCACCCATACCTAAAAGTTGTGCAACTTTGTATCTTCTATGTGGAGTACATCGTGCAAATTTGATATCTTCAGAATTATGTGTCGCCAATAGGGTGTGTACATTTTCACTCGCACCCAGAGACATATTGAGACCCTCGCGAAATGATTTATCAACTTCCAATTTATTTGGTAAAAGACCAACCTGTTTACCAAGATAAGCACCCCTCACCAATTTCACACCCAAATTAATACCATGTCTCTCAGCGGCGAGAAGATCCATTTCAAGTTCTTTGAGGGCAGCGCTACGATACATTTGATATGTTTTAAATACATGTGGTTTGTGACGATTGAATTCATGCATCATATCATATGATTCTCGTGAATAAAGGATATCTTCGGCGTCAATACAGACTTGACAATTGTTATTTATCGCGTGTTGAATTATCTTTTTCATGTGCGCCACCGCAAAAGTTGGTGATTCTCTAGATCCAAATGAAGTCATTTTTAGAGCAAACATACTTCCTGGAATAGTTGACATCATGGTCATATTAACATTGCTGACATGTTGTGCGTCATGGAGTTTACAGTTCTCTCTCGCATAATCCAAAATAACTTTAGCGCCAGAGCGATGAACGTCTCTAATGACTTTTGTTAGTTCATGATTGAGTGCTGCATACCTCAGCATATCTTAAAGATATGGTACATTTTTAATACATGGATATGGAGACTCGCACTTTGATAACTAAAGTGCTTCTTCCCCGTATTAGGCAACTTGAGGAAGAAGTAGCTGCGTTGCGAAGACACACATGGCCGTATGTTCAATCTCAGAAGGAAACTAATCAACTCGATGACATGCACGCAAAGAGAGACTTTTTCAAAAATCTGGACGATGACACAATCTTGGAACTCTTGAGACTCAAGGCGAGACTCTCAAGAAACCCAGGGCTTCAGGGGAGAGAATATGATGTTATTACGACTTTGCGGAATAATTTTTGTTAGTATACAGTAAATGGCAACGTTCTTACTTTCAGCACTTGGATTTAATATACTACCAGGTGCGGGATTATTTACTGCACCAGTTGTTGCATTTCAAAAAGATAAAGATCTTGATGCGAGTACCATGATATCCCTTATCTGTTCATGCTTATGCTCGGCTATGATTGTGCAGAAAATGGTAAAAATTCCATTTAAAGCACCACCTATCATGATGATGTTGGCTGCGTGTTGTTTCTCGAGTTGTTGCTCATCTGTGATGTTAACTAAGGATACTTATGATCGTTTTACTCGTAAATCGGAATAGTTTAGAAGAAATCATCCGTTCTGTACATATTCACTGTGTATGAACCAGTTTTACCAGTCACTGAAACTGTTTCATTCCCATATATCTCTTCACATCCAATATCTTCCATACAATCACGCGCGTTGTGCGTGATAGGAACTGGGTATAAGTTTTCACCACCCGTCGTGGTGTAGTAATGATAACGATCCCGGCGTCCTCTGACCTCTTTACCGTAGAGGGGGAGAGTCTCTTCTCCAGCACCCACGAGAATACCCATCTGTTGCATAAAACCAGGTTTGTACTGCTTGATGGGTGGACCTCTGAACTCGGGTTCGCGGCGCCTTTCTCGTCTCTCCATTGGTCTTGGGGGAACTGGCATCACGGGTACTTCCACTGGAACTTCGACAACCTTGGGGTTATAGTACATGTATCCCAAAACGAGAGCAAGTACAATGACAGCGAACCATAAAAGTTGATTTTTCGTCCTGTTCTTTATCTTCATTTATAATAGTTAAGGAATATTATTCAGATAAAGACATGAAGGTGCTCGCCATAGATATTGGATATCATAATATGGGACTTGTCCTCGCTGAATGTGGTAAAGGTCCGAAGGTAGATGTAGAGTTCATGAAGAAGGTAAGTCTTGAAGACTACAAATACATTCACTCAAATGACATTGTTGATCTCATTCCTTTATTTGTAGAAGATCACAAATTCATATTTGATGCAGCTGAAACTATACTCATAGAAAGACAACCACCTGGGGGGTTTACAAATATTGAGGTACTTCTAAATTACATGTTCAAAGATAAAGTCATTTTGGTTTCACCTGTGAGCATGCATACACA